TGCCGCGCATCGCGATGCCGTTGACGAGCTGCTGGTCGGTGAGTGCGGCCGGCCCGGTCGCACTCGGGGTAGACGTCGTCTGCGGCTTCGGGAGCACGGCGGACGTCTTGGGTAGGGTCTTGTCCACCTTCTGGTCACTGCGCACGTAGACGACGCCCCGGAAATTGGCGCCCTGACCGCTCGGCGTGTCGGAGATCTGGAGCGCCTTCGCCGGCACCCGGGCGCCCGGCGCCGCGCCGGGCCGGGTGTCCTTCATCGTGACGTCGCCGACACCCTGGACGTAGCCCTCCAGCTTGGTCTTCTTGCCGTACTGGTCGATGCCGACCGCGCTGACGTGATCGCCCTTCTTGACGTCGGTGACGTCGGTCGGGACGACGCCCTGCGGCCGGCGCGCGGCGATCGCCTGCCCGATCTGCCCGGAGGTGCGCGGCAGAGCAGCCTTGGCGGCGTCGGGGAGGATCGCGTCCGGGCCGGTGTTGGTGGTGAGGTGCTTGCTGCTGGCCGGGTCGTACGTGATGGGCTTCTGGAGGCGCGCCGGCACCTTGTGGCCCGCCTTGACGAGCGCGGCCACCTTGGCCTTGCGCCGTTCCTCCAGCTTCTCGGCGCGCGCCTTCTCCAGGGCGTGCAGCGCGCCGGGCGCGACCAGGCCCAGGCGCCGCTTCCAGCCCTTGCACGGCCCGGGGTGCAGCGGGTTGCGGCAGAACTGGCCGATCTCGCAGTCGGCGTGCAGGTCGAAGCCGTACGGGACGTGGCCGACCGAGGCCGTGTAGACGGTGGTGAGGTCGAGCGCACGGAGGCCGTAGAGCTGCTCGGCGAGGACGGTCACGAAGGCCTCCGGAATTGCCGGTTGGACAGGTCCACCTCTTCGCCCTCGCGGGCGAGCAGGAGCGAGCAGCGGCAGTTGATCACTTCTTCGGGCGGCAGCGTCGGGTCCCCGGGCGTCATGCCGAAGCCCCGGCCGACCTTGAACGGCATGGAGAGCGGTACTCGCTGACCGCCGACGCCGCCCTCCCGTTCCTGGTGAGTCGGCCGCGTCCGGTGGTCGTGCGTCTCAAGCCAGATCTTCTCCCAGTTGCCGCCCACCTGCGCGGCGTACGACTGGAAGCCGGCCAGCCGGCCCATGTTGAACGCGCCGACCGCCTCGGTGCGGGCGATGGTACGGGCTCGATTGCGCCACAGCTCGGCGCCCGACTCCTCCAGGAGGCCGTGGATCTTGGCTTCGAGGTCATCGATCGACCAGCCCTCCGAGGTGGCCTTCATGGTGGCCCGCCGCACGTCGGCGTACACCCGGTCCGGCACCCTGACCAGGCGATTCCGCGACGCCCGCAGGTAGTCCTCCACCCGGTGGTTGGCGTTGATCTCGCCCGTGTCCTCCCAGTCGGTCGCGTCCAGGAAGATCTCCCGGACCTCGACGTCCACAATCTCGTCCACAGCCTGTGCAAACCACGGCGCGGTGGCCGGGATGGCCTGCACATCCGGCAGGCTTGACCGGGAGCCGAACACCGCCTCGCGCAGCCGGGTCGCCCACCTGTCGAGCAGCGCGACCAGCCGTGAGTACAGCGTGCCTTCAGCAGTCACCAGCCGGGAGAACGCGCGCAACCGGGCAGGAAGCCACGGATCCCCAGTCGCCGAGGCGAGCATGCCGTAGCGGCCGAACTCCATGCGCTCCAACGAGCGGATGTTGGCCCTGTACAGCTCCAAGTGCAGTCCGGTCAGCTCGCTCATGCGGCACGCTTCAGGGTCTCGCGGAGCAGGTCGGTCGAGTGGGCGTAGCCACGCACCAGCAGCTCGGTGCAGTACTCGCGTAGCAGGTAGGTGAGGTCGTCAGCGGCCAGCCCGTGGTGGGCGGCCAGCGCCGGCACGTGGGCGAAGGCGCCGCCGAGGAGATGTTCGGCGCGGGGACGGTCGATTCCCCGGATCTGGGTGTGCAGGGCGAAGCGTTCGATCTCGCCGTACCGGCCGCGCGAGTGGCGGTCGAGCAGCCGGCCGCCGGCCAGCTCCAGCGCGCGCAGCACGACCTGTTCGGCGCCGGGCAGGATCGAGGCGAACTGCTGGCCGTCCTGCTTGCCCGGGTTGGGCTGCTTGGGCAGCGCTTTCTTGTTGTCCTGCTGGCCGGCCGGGCCGCCCTCGATGGCCGGCTGACCCTGCCCGGGGGGGAGCTGGCCCTGGTCGGCCGGGAACACCTGCTGCATCGGGTCCTCGACGGCAGGTAGGCCTACGAGCTTGGCTATCTCTTTGTTGGCCAGCAACTTCGGGTCGATCTTGACGAGCTGCCAGGCCCGCCACGAGGCCAGCTCCTTCGGGCTCATCTTGTCGTCGGTCGAGAAGTTGCCCGAGCGGCGCAACTCGTCACCGCTGATCTCGCCGTCCTCGTACAGCTGGAGGGCGTCTTCGAAGCGGTTGGGCCGCACGGTGAGCGGGCTCGGGTCGAACCAGAGCGTGTACTTGCCCTCCTCGGCGCCGATCAGCTTGAGGGCCGGATCGAGGTAGGACATGAACAGCTTGATGCCGTTCTCATCGATCTGCCAGGCACTCCAGTGGTTGGAGTCGCCCATGCCGAGCAGCTCTTGCGGGTCGATGTCCAGGCCGGTCGCCAGCCGCCTGATCGCGTGGTCCAGCTTCTCCTTGATCTCCTTGGTGATCGCGGTCTCGAACTTGATGTGCTGAATGTCCTTGCCCGTGTTCTCCGGGATCTCGGCCAGGATCGGCACGAGGCCGGCCGCCGTGCCGGCGCCGTTGAGCTGCGCGCTGGCCACCTCCAGGATCATTTCGAGGAGGTTGCGGATGTCGCCGGGGGTGCCGTCCTTCTTCGGGAAAGACACGTTCTGCGGCAGGAGGAGAAGGCCGGCGCTGATCAGCCGCGAGTCGATCTGGGAGAACGTGAGCAGGGTGAGCCGCTCGATCTCGCGCAGGATCGGCAGCGACGAGCGCACGGAGGAGTCGGCCACGTCGTAGTCGCGCGGGTGCGGCGTCCACACCCGCGTCATGATGTCGGCCTTCGGATCGATCTTGTGCCAGCCGCCGCCGTGCTCTTGAGGCCGCCGCACCTTGTACGTGGTGCCCTCCTTGCGGATCTGGGCATTGGTGACGACGTACCAGATGTCCGAATCCTTGCCAGCCTTGCTCTCGGCCACGATGTACGACTCGCCGCCCACGTACAGCTGCACATCGATCTGACGCAGGTACTCGGCCTTCTCGGCCGGGCCGCCGAAGATCCCCTCGGAGAGCGCCTTGACCTTCGGGTCGGTCGTCTCCTTGCCGGGCGCGCCCTGCTCGTCAAGCTCGGCCACGTACAGCCGGCACTGGCTGAGCGCCCCCGCGTGCCGGTTGGCCGCGAAGCGCAGCTCGCCGTTGATGTCGTAGTGGCGCCAGGCCTCCCGCTGCCACTCCTCGTCGCCGACCTTGCGGCGCATGACCGAGCCCTCGTCCAGCTGCATCTGCGCGGCAGCGGCGACGAGGGCTCGGACGTCACGCACGTCGGGGACACCACCCGAGGTGTACTCAACGATCTCGGCGACCTTGGGCGGCGCGGGGCGACGCAGGGCCATATCAGTCCCCGATCTTTGCTAGCAGGCCCGTGACCTGGGAGAATGCGAGCAAAAGAGCCGGGATGAACAGCCAGGGGGTCTCGCCCCAGAACCAGCACAGCGGCGCGGCCACGGCCGCCACGTAGATCGACGCGCACCAGGGGCAGGTGAGCAGGTAGGCGGGCTTGGGCTCGTCGGCATGCGGCCGGTCCGCGATCGGCACCGCCGGCCGCCAGCGCCGCCAGGCCCGGTCAACGAGACGCCCCCGTGGCCCCTCGGTGAGCTTGTCCTCGGTGATCAGGCGGGTCACCCGGGCGGCGGCCAGCGCGAACACGGCCAGTGTGATCGCGGAGAACATGCCGGAATGGTATCTGCACAGGCGCGATCTGCGTTACTGAACGCTGGGCGGGTCGGTCAGCCGGCCGACAGCTTCGGGTCGGGGGTCACGTCGACTACAGGCGGGCCGGCCAGCCGATCCAGCACGTCCTGATCTTCGATCTCGTGCTGAAGCTCCACGCTCATCTCGTCGGGCACGCGGTACCAGCACACGGTTGGGTCCCCGTAGTCCGGCGCGCCAGCCTCCAGGGTGAACCGCATCCAGCCGGGGAAGATCATCTCCGCGTCGAGCACCTCCAGCTTGAGGTGCGGCTTGCCGCCACCTTCGGCGTAGACGACCAGAATGCGCTTCACCGAAGGATGCAGCCTCGGTGCGGGGTGACGTGGTAGCTGCCATCCGGCGCGCACAGCTCCGGTCGGGGCAGCTCGGCCGCGATCTTCGCCAGGTCAGCGCCCAGCGCGGTCAGCGCCTCGGCCATCTGGAACAGCGCAGCGCGCATCGGCGCGAACGCCTCAACCAGTTGGGCCTTGAGCTTCTCCGCGTCCACCTCGTGCTCAACGTGCACTGTTGCCTCTGCCCTGGCCATCAGCGGGGACACCCACAGCTCGGGTCGCGGACCAGGCTCGGGATGAAGTGCGGCAGCCGGTCGCCGTAGCGCGGGTGCGGCACTTCGGTCCAGACCTGGAGGGCGTGCGGGCAGCGGAAGCGGAGACGCGGGTACCGCTTGGGCTTCGGCGAGCCGGCCGGGGCGTGGTCCTTCGGGACGTGGTCAGCACCAACCTCAATGCGACGGCTCACTTGATCACCTCTTGTTCGTCCATGCCATACATGCTAACGCTCTTTTTGCTCCCGGACCAATGATCTAGCGGCCGGGGAACGCACCCGCGAGTGGTCCCATGGAGCCTTGGCCGGGCAGCGGACGCCCGTACGGTGTGGCGGTCATGACCTCGCCGCCTTCGCGGTCGTAGAGGGCCAGCTCGGCGTAGACGAGGCCGTCCACCCGGTCAGGGCTGTCCTTCGTCTCACCCGGGACCCACGAGATTTGCTGTGTCTCCAGGTCGGCGAGGTTCTGGCCCTTGACGTGGTGCACCCGGCCGCCCTGCTCGTAGCGTCCGGCGACGGGTTCGGCGCGTAGCTTCTTCGCCACCTTGGCCGCGATCAGCTTGACCGGCGCAGTGCCCCCGGGCGGGAAGATGCCCTCGGCCTGCATCTCGCGGTACGCCTGATACAACACGTCGGACAGCCAGCGCTCGCCCATGTTCTTCTCCACCACGAGCACATTGGCCCGGTATGCGTGGAACATCTCCCAGGCCCGGCGTGCGGCGGCGTGCCCGGCGACCTGCCTCGACCAGTCGCCGAGCACGTAGTCATGACCGTTGGCGCCACGGGCGGCGCAGACCAGGCCGGTCTCGTCCCGGGTGCCGGACCCTGCCGGGTCCATGCCGATCGCCGTGTACACGAGGGTGGGGATCTCCTCGGGCTTGACCCGGTCGCGCTCGATCCAGTCGAGCTTCCACATCGCCCCCTCGATCTCCTCGATCAGCTCGCCGAGCAGCTCTTGGCGACCGATGCGGGTGCCGTGGTAGCGCTTGTGCAGCTCAGCCAGGGTCGGGGCGGCCAGGTTGGAGGCGTTGTCGTAGGTCGAGCCGGTGGTGACGACGACGGAGCCGTCCTTGCGTTTGCGCCACTCGACCAGCTGTATGACGAGCTTCGGCGTGGTGGCCACGACGCAGCGGGGGAACTCGCCGTCCGGCAGCTCGGCGCGCAGGGCCGGCGCGATGCCCTCGATCCAGGAGCCGTCCGGCTTGGGCCACTTCGCGAACTCGTCCAGCCAGGCGCCGGCCAGGTTGAAACCTCGGGCCACGTCCTCGTTGTCGGCGCCCTCGGTGTAGATGACCTGGGCTTCCTTGCCGCCCTCGTCGTAGATCTGGATGAACGGCTTCTGAGCCTTGAAGATGCGCCAGCGGCCGGTCCCGTCGTGGATGGAGCGGCGTTGCTCGCCCAGGCGCCGCTCCAGGACGCGGGCGATGCCGGACGGGCCGTTGACGCACAGCCGCATGGCGTCCGACAACGTCTCGGCGATGATCATCCACTCGGTGCGGTAGCCCGAGACGTCCAGCGGGAACTTGATCACCCGGTCGCCGAGCCACTCCGCGCTCGACCGGGTCTTGCCGAAGCCACGCCCCGACAGCATCAGCCAGACGAACCAGTCGCCCGGGGGGGCGAACTGCTCGGGCCGGCCGGTCCACCACCACTCCTCGCGCAGGATCTCGTGCAGGATCCAGTCAGGCTGCTGGGAGAGCCACTCGGCCGCCCGCCGCTCGGGCAGCATCGCCAGCTCGGTCTTCGCAGAGCGGCCCATCTACATCACGTAGTCGACGCGCACGACCCGGCCGTCCAGCAGGCCGTAGTTGCACGCCTTGCGGTCGCCCGGGTCAATGCCCAGCTCCGGGTCAAGGTCCGGTTGCTCGTGCGCCCAGTAGTCATCGTGGGCCACCGGCTCGCAGCGCGGATAGACGTTGATGATGCCGCCGAGCCACGAGTGCAGCACCGGGGCCACCTTGCCCTGCCAGCCCTCGAAGTCGTGCCACGCGCGCTCCGACTGGTTGGCCAGGACACCCTGACAGAAGCTATGCAGCCAGCCGCCAGTGGAGCCACCACGCAAGCTCGGGATCTTGATCGCCCAGCGGCCGGCGAGGATCACCGTGCGTGTGACCCCGGTGCGGATGACCTGCATGCACCGAGGCTAGCTGGCCATACGCTGAACGTGCCGGCGCAGCGGCTCCAGGCCGCGCATGAAGCAGGCGTGGTGATGGTGGGTCAGGGTCATGGAGCCGATCTCGTACACGAAGGGCACGCTCAGCCCCCGGTCGGTGGCGACGAACTCCACGAGACAGTCGATGCAGCGCTCACCCACGGGTGCGTCAAGGTGCCACTCTTCTCCGCAGACGGGCGCGCCCCAGCTCTCGCCGAACCAGCCGCCCGCGTACCAGTCGTCGTCGCTCACGGCCAGTACCCCCGATCCGGCTCGCGCCCCGCCCTCCGGTCCCGCCAGTCCTGGACCGCGACGCCCACCAGGCCGCCGACCCACGCCGCCGCGACGGCCGCACACATGGCCAGGAAGCCGATCAGGTCGTCGCTCACGACGTCGCCAGGGCGTACACGGCGAGGCCGGCCGCGCCGAGCACGATGGCCGCCGCGACGACGACGATCAGCAGCGCCAGGCCCAGGAACCAGAGCATGCCGCGCAGCTCTGCCGGGTCCGGCTCGGGGTCGGTCGTCCGCACCCACGAGACGTCCACGGGCTCCTTCATCCGATCAGCCCCCAGACCGCGAGCACCGCGAAGAGCACCATGAGCGCCACGGTGCCGATCGTATCCAGGAGACAGCCCGGCTTGCGGTGCCGGGGCTCGGCTAGTCGTTGGCTAGTGACGGCAAGGTTAGCCATTGCGGTCACGGGTTCAGCTCCCCCCGGAATGACGTGCGCCGGTCCTCGTCGGTGCCCACCTCGCGGATCATGTACGGATCATTGCCTGGCCCGTGGCTCGGGGCGTACGGCCGCTCGTCCGGCTGCGCGAAGTGCGCATCAGCCGCCGCGTCGTACCGTGGCGCCACCGGGAAGCGGTAGAACTCCATCGCCTCGTGGCGCTCGACCAACAGGATCCGGTCGAACAGCCAGCGCCGCCAGGCCCGGTCGTCGTACGCGGCCGGTGGGACGATCATGTAGTGATTGACGCTGATGGTCTTGTCAGGGTTGTAACTGTCCGGGCCAGTAATGCGGATGATGAGAGTGAGCCCCACGCTGCCCTGCCCACGGTCGATGCTGGAGAGCATGAACAGCCAGCCCGGCTTGTACCGCACGGAGGTGACGAGCTGCTCTAGCAGCACCGGGTAGGGCGCCACCTGGCGC